TGGATGCCGCTGCCGACTCGCCCTTACAAGAGTATAACCCCCGGTTCGCCGGTGGAAATAGGTCAGGGAAGACCATAATCGCGCAAGACAGACAAGTCTCTAAAACGGAAACCACAGCGGAGGGAACCGCTCTAACAAACGCGAGAGGAGAACACTATGGAACAGAAGATTGACGGAACGCCCGAAGCGACCGCCGAAAAGAAGACCGAAGTAAGCAATCCGACTACTGCGCCGGACCCCGAAAAAGCGGCCTTACTTGCGGAGGTGGAAAAACTGAAAAAGTCCCTGTCGAAGTCGAACAGCGAGGCAGCTGAAAACAAGCGCAAGTACCTCGATTCCCTGGACGAAGCACAGCGGAAGGAAGCGGAACGGGCAGAGAAAGAAGCCGCAAGGGAAGCGAGAATCGCCGAACTTGAGGCAAGAGAGAGAGTAAGCACTTACAAGAGCAAATTGATGGATGCTGGATTTGACAGCACAACCGCCGATCTGATGGCCCAGTCTCTCCCGGCAGGTGTAGGCGATGAATACTTCGCCGCACAGAAAGCATTTAACGAGAGTCAGCGGAGAGCCGCCGTGACATCCGCTATGGATAACCAGCCGGGCCTGTCAGTGGGGATGCCCCCGACAAGCGCGGACGCAAAAAAAGCCGAGGACAACAAATTGAGAGGCTACTTCGGCTTACCGCCTCTGAAATGAAATAATTAAAAGGAGCAAGAGATTATGGCTACTACCGTAACCGCACCCGTAAACAACAGCATTGCACTGGCCCAGCGTTATCTTCCGATGCTGGACGAAATCTACACCACCGAGTCCAAGACCGCTATCCTGGACACGCTGGCTGAAAGAGTCGAGTTCACCGGCGCGAACACCGTGAACCTGTACACCCTGTCCACCGTAGGCATGGGCAACTATGACCGCAACGCGGGCTTCGTACCCGGCGATGTGACCGGTCAGTGGACCCCCTATGTGCTGGAAACTGACCGCGGTCGGTCCTACATGATTGACACCCTCGACAACGAGGAAAGCATGGGCATGGCCTTCGGCGGCCTGATGGGTACTGTTGAAAGACAGCACGTTATCCCTGAAGTAGATGCCTTCAGATTTGCGGCGTACTCTGCGGGCGCGAATGCCAGCAATGTAGTTTCCGCTACCATTTCTACCGGCGCAGCTGCCGTTGCCGCTATCGATGCCGCCACGGTCGCCCTGGATGAAGCCGAAGTACCTTATGAAGGCCGTATCCTGTTTGTGAACCCGACCTTCTACGGCATGATTAAGTCCGGCATCACCCGCTTCGTGGAAAACCGCGACCGCAACATCGACTACAATGTCGATATTTACAACGATATGCGCGTCATCACCGTCCCGACCAAGCGTTTCAATACGCAGATCACGCTGGCTGCCCCTAACGCCTCTAATGGTGCTGGCGGCTACACCGCGACCGGTTCCGACATCAACTTCATGATCGTCCATCCTTCCGCTGTTATGCAGGTAATGAAGCACTATGTGCCTCGTATCTTCAGCCCGGAAGTGAACCAGGAAGCCGATGCGTGGAAGCTGAATCTGCGTTATGCCCACGGCGCATGGGTGCTGTCCAACAAGGACACCGGTATCTATGTCCACACGAAATAATTATGGCGATTCGGAAGAATCCTGACGGCACTGTCTCTGTGGGCATTATCCGCGAGGAGAAACCCGCAGAGAAGAAACCCGAAAAGAAGAAGACCACGAAGAAATAAATGCGGAGGACAGGCGCATGACTGACAGTGAGAAAATTTCAACCGTGCAAACCCTTGTGGAGAATGATGAGGCGGCAACTGATGCTCTCGTCAGCGTGTACCTGTCCGAAGCTGCTGCGACAATCCTCGGACGGCTCTACCCGTTCACGATGCCTGATGACGCAGTAATCCCCGACAGATACGCTTTCCACCAGTGCAAACTGGCCTCCCGGTATTTCCTTCGCCGCGGGGCAGAGGGTGAGACGGTACACAACGAAAACGGCGTGAACCGCACCTACGGAAGCGTGAATGACGAGGACATCCTCCGGGAAGTCATGCCGTATGCGAAGGTGCTGTGATGAAGACGCTGGCAAGAAACCGAAGACCGTTTACCTATTGCCTGTACGAAGGGGTTCAGACCCCCGTCTACGATGAGTACGGCAATGAGACAGGCGAGTTAACGCTTGGCTACGGCAAACCGCAAGTCGCCTGGGGAAACATTTCCCCGGCGACAGGCGAGTCCGTGACGGAGATGTTCGGCGGCCTCGACAACTATGACAAGGTCATCGTGCTGGATGACATCGACACACCGATCAACACGGACACGGTCCTCTTTGTGGGAAAGGCCTATGAAGAGAAGGACGGACAGCCGATTTATAACTACATCGTCCGGCGCGTGGCGAAGTCGCTGAACTTTGTGGCTATCGCCATACAGGAAGTGAAGGTGAATCA